ACACGCAAACTTGAAGAACTATTTGATTTGCCATCAAGTGATAATGATACAGAAGTTAACACTTATGGTAAACTTACAATAGACGAGACTAAATCAGCATTAATTGAGATAGATAATACTATTGATAAAATTGATGCGGCATTACCCAGTGTACGGGACTTAGATAATTCCGACGAAGAATTAGACGAATTAGCAACAATGGCTAAAGATAGTTTTCGTGACTTGTCAGATTTAGCGTTCAATGTCGACAGTCGTTATGCGTCTGAAATATTTGCTGTAGCAGGTGCAATGCTTGGACATGCCCTTACTGCTAAAACAGCCAAGATGAATAAGAAATTAAAAATGATTCAGTTACAGTTACAAAAAGCTAAACTTGATCTTGACAAAGAAAAACTCAGTGGTAAAGACGAAGATGAAACTGTCGAAACTGCTGAAGGACAAGTGCTAAGTCGAAATGATTTACTTGAACGCCTCATTGGCACAAGGGATCAAAAGAATAAACGAGCATAAATATCGTATAGGGATTAAACATGAAACATTTTAGAGAATATTTGTTAGAAAACGAAAGAGTATACAACTACCGCATTAAAATAGCGGGTGATACTCCTAAAGACATTGTCAAGGCTCTTGAAGAAAAACTTCAACAGTTTGACATTGTTAAAATTTCTGCACCAAAAACCACGCCTGTAATGGCTAAATTAGCAGACTTTCCAGCGTTTGACAATGAGACTGTCACACACATGGATGTAGAGTTCCGCTATCCAGCCATTGAGCCGCAGATACAACAAATAGCACAATTGTTAGGTATTGATCCAAACCGTGTGCGTATGTTAACCGTGCCTTATGAAAACAGCAATGACAAACTGACTGCTGATGTTGAAGCACAAAACAAGGATTTATTAAAATCTCCTTATCCTGCCCCTGATGCTGAGCAAAAGGCTTTGTATAAAGACTATTCAGCCGCACCAGAAGATCACGCAGTAGTAAAGAACACATATCGTAGTGACTTTACAGTAGCCGGTGGTAAGACACCTCCTGCTGTTACTACAAATAGTTTACCAATGGGTAATAAGAGCCCGATGACGAATGTTAAGCGTCCACCAAAGCCGGCAACTGGCTACAACCCACGAGGATAATATAATGAGCTTTTTCTATAACTTAAACAAAACACTAGACGGTATTGCTAACAAAGCAGATACATCACAACTCAATGAGCGTGATATGGGCAAGCACAACAATGCTACTACTGGTTTCAGAGCAGTTGCTGACAAAGCCGCTAAATCATATGGTAGTAAAGCTGCCGGTGAACGAGTAGCAGGCGCACAATTCCAGAAAATGAAAAAAGCTGGACAGTTGGAAGAAGGTTGCTCATCTTGCGGATGTTCCCCATGTTCGTGTAATGAAGGCAATGCTTTCAGTGGAGCAGTTGCCAAAGCCAAGCGGGACGGCGTTCAACCAGGTGAAAAAATTCGTGTTGGTGGAAAAGAATATCCGGTAAAAGAAGAAGGTATGTCTGCTGCTGACAAGAGTTTTGCTGCATTAGCAGAACCAAAAGATAAAATTACTTTCGCTGACAAAATTGCCGGCGCAAAGAAAGAAGTAGATGAGATGTTAGGTGATGTTGCCGCTAATGCTATGAAAAATGCCATTGGCAAGATCCGCGAAATTGAAAACGACGACGTTGAAGAAGGTTGGGAAGATATGGAGCGTGATGTATTAAAACGCCGCCAGGATACCAGCAAAATGAAAACAGGCGACCGTATGGCTGGCCACAAACACGATATTGAAAAGACTGATACTGGCATGAAAGTTACTCGCCGTGTTAGACCAGATGGTATTAGTGTTGGCGCAGATGATGATACAGCAGCCAGTGGTGAGAAGCGTGGTAAGGGACGTCCAAAAGGAACTGGTTCTAAAATGGGTGCAAAAGGCCCATCCGGTAAATCAAAGTTGATGACTCGCGAAGATGACGAGTATGATGACGAAGCAGGAATGGCCAAGCAAGACTTGACACAAGCTAAAGATGCAGCCGAAGAATTGCGTAGTATTTTAGCTTCGGATGAGAACTTGCCAGAATGGGTACAAGCAAAAATTACCAAGGCTGTTGATTATTTAGATACAGCCCGTGATTATATCAAGTCTGAAAAAGACGGTGAAGAAGAATTAGACGAGAAGAAAGATGTTAAGCGTGACAACAAAGCCGAGAAAGATGGCAAGAAAGTTACTAAAGATATTGAGTATGACGAAAAGAAAAAAGATGGCATCCACGGTAAGAAGCGTGACTCCGAAGACAACAAAGCAGAAAAAGCTGGCAAGGAAGTAGATAAAGATATTGAACACGACGAAAAAGAAGATAAACCTAAGAAATCTAAAGGCAAGTTTAACTTTGGCGGAAGTGTTTATGAAAACTTAGATGCACAACTTGAAACATTGATCAATGAAGGTATGAATATTGATGTTCATGTGGGTCAAGGTCATGACGGTGGCGAAGATACTAAGAGTATTACTGTTACTGCCGACGGCGATGATGCTATGACATTGGCTGAATTGTTAAAGAGTGCTGGCTTAGGACAAGGTTCCTCAGCAGGTTGCTCCACTTGCGGTCAAAGCGAGTGTGGTTGCAATCAAGTTGACGAGAATAGCCCAGACTGGCCTACTAATCAAGAAACAAGCAATGACGCATTACAATATTCCGGCGGTCTAAACAAGCCTAAGTCAACTGGACAATCAACTACACCTGTACTGGCAAGTCAATTACGTAGACAAGTTAGTATGGAAGAAAGTGTAAAGATTGAACGTAGTTTATTTGATCTATATAAAGATTTTACAAAATAAGAAACAAGGGAAAAGAAAATGGCAATACAAGTAGTTAATGCGGCAGGCAATGTATTATGGACTTCGGACAAAGTAGAAATTTCTGCGGTAACTGATGTCACATTTCAAATTGGAATAACAGAAATTGGTAATACTGCTAATATCACTGGCAACTTGTATGCTAATGCAGTATCTGTTCCGGCTGGTACAGCAACACAAGCGTATGTTGGTGTGGGAAATCGAATTTATCTTACCGGAACTACCTTTACTGCTACCGCACTCGGAACTACTAGTTCAGCACAAGCCGGTATATCCACTGGCCCAAGTTACACCCCATAATAATTATTATTATGAGAGCTAGTGAGTTCATCACTGAAGGAAAGCGTCCAGGACGCCGGGCGTTAGCCAAACACGAGTTTGAAACTGCACACCCAGGACTAGTTGGTCCACATGCCAATGACGATACTTATTGGGGTCGCTATTACGATTTCTATCGTGTAGCCACACTAGCAGGTATGGATTTAGCTGATTTAGAAAAAACAGACGATATAAGTTTCTTTGGTAACTTACCATTGTTCAGTGCCTATACTGAGCATGATCGTAAAAAATTAATTGCAATTATGAAAAAATTAGGCATGAAGCCCGACACTTTAATTAGTAACGGTAGCCACGAAACTAACGGTGTTAATAATGTTAGCCCTGTTAAATCATTCCGTGGCTATGCTAGATAATCATGTGTATAATTGTAGCAAAATATTTTCCTGGGATAGGATGGGCCGGTGCTAAAAACCGAGATCGTACATATATTCCAGAACTAGACTTTATTGAAAGTGAGAAAAATGGCATTGATCGTATGATGATGCATGATTTGGTCACTGGTTATAAAGAAGGTATTAATAGTCTTGGTATCAGTATATTAAACACAAGTTTAGATTGCGACACCGACGAAAAAGAAGTTGAATCTGGAAAAACAAAATCCAGTCCAGACGGTAAACTTATTGCATCTGCATTGCTACAAAATAATGTTGAAAATGCAATTAAATTATTAATCAAACACAAGTTAGTCGGATGTACTATTGTGTTTGATCAAAACAAATTATACTTAATAGAAGCATCGGATCAAGATGGTACAAAACCATATAGATATATAATTAAGAAAATACCTAACACAGAAACAATAGCAAGAACTAATCATGGCATATGGTTGCAGTGGGCAGGATTTCAAAAATCTTCTAAAGACAAACAGCAGGTACTAGATAGAATCAGTAGCGAATCAAGATTGTTACAAGCTGAGTTTGTTGTAGAACAAGCAAAAACACCAGAGGATTTAGTTGATGGTTTATGTCAAGTGTACATTAATAATCCGCAGCTAAATATTATGAGAACAAGTACTGAGGCAAACAAGTATAGAACTACTAGTCAGCAATTATGTGTACCGAAAGAAAAAACATTATATTGCCGTCCAATAAGTAGTCATGTAAAGTTTGACTTTTGGAGATTGAATAGACCTAATACTAATGTATGGGTTGAGATACTAGGCAATCGCGAGTTATGGCAAAATGTTAAAGGTGACCCACCGTTTGGCCATATAAAAATGAAAGATTTATAATGCGAGCAACAGAATTTATAACGGAAACAAAATACGGAGCTGCCGTAGATATTCCTGCCAATTCTAAAAAGTTGCCAAACTCACAAGCGTCTGCCATTAAAGGTGCTGTTAGCATGCCTGATCTTAGTCAAAATAAGCAAGGCGGCAGTCCTTACACACAATGGCGATTTAGTATCGCTATGGCTGGCGCACCAGAATTCCCAACTGATGCAGCCGGTATTTTTGCAGGTGATCCGTTACTTGCATGTTATACTGAAGAAGAATTAGAAATTATTAACTACGCCGCACGACAAGTAGGTGCCGGTGAAGTTAGAAAACTAACAGATAACCGTAGTACAGAAGCAGACTGGGTGTATAAAGAAAGTCCTGTTAAAGGATTTAAAGGTTATCCAAGATAATACAGGCAACAATGAAACCTGTATTGATACTACAACATCAAACTCCGGAACGGCCTGCGTATCTTAAAACTTGGCTAGATCAACATAACATTCCACACAAAACATATAATGCAGGTGCCGGTGATGAATTCCCAAATTCAATTGAACCTTATGCCGCATTAGCAGTAATGGGCGGCAGCATGAGCGCCACTGATCCACTGGTAAGTAATCGTCAAGCAGAAATTCTTATTTTACAAGCAGTATTAAAAAATCGCCCAGTTATAGGGCATTGCCTTGGTGGGCAACTAATGAGTCGTGCCCTAGGCGGAACAATTGCCAATAGCCCACAACCCGAAATTGGATGGCAACCTATTGAATACACAGACGATCCATTAGTCAAGCACTGGTTTGGACCTACCCCCACACCAATTGTTATACACTGGCATTATGATTCATTTTCATTGCCAGAAGGTGCTGTTTGTTTAGCAACATCAAATGCTTGTCCCACTCAAGCATGGGCATTGGGTATACATTTAGCCATGCAGTTTCATATAGAAATTGACGCAATTAAAGTACAAGATTGGTCCAATGATAACGATCCTAAGTGGGATACTGCACAAACACAATATAATTCAGTACAAGGGCGGGAAGCTCTTTTAGCCGGCACAGATCTTTACTTAACCCAGCATCAAGCAACAGCAAATCACATTTATTGTACATGGTTAAGCAGTACCACTTGGAAAATTTCTTAAAACTACTATAAACTAAATATAACATGTACGAATATCGAGCACACATAATAAAAATTGTAGATGGTGACACAGTTGATGTTGACATTGATCTAGGATTTGGCATAGTACTAAGCAACGAACGAGTAAGAATCAACGGCATTGATACTCCCGAATCACGAACCACAGACAAAGAAGAAAAGAAATTTGGACTGGCTGCAAAAGCAAGACTTAAATCATTGCTGGGAAAAACTTGTACACTTAAAACACAAATAAACAAAAGTGGCGAAGATATGAAAGGCAAGTTTGGTCGTATCTTGGGTGACTTTGATGTGTACGATGCAACTACAGATAGTTGGAGACCGGTTACTTCTGTACTAGTCAACGAAGGCCATGCAGTTCTGTATCATGGACAAGCAAAAGCCGATGTACAAGAAGCCCATATGGCAAACAGAGCCAGACTTCTTAAAGAAGGTATTGTAAAATAACTAACCCATAAATATCTTTATGATAGATGACCACTATGTCGGGATATTTAGAAACTTGGCAGACGAAGCAGAAAAAAGAACCGGTTACGAAATTCCTAAACTATTGGCACAATATACAATAATGATGCTGGCGGACCATATGCGTAAAACACAATGGTATCCAGATCCTAGCTTTACAGAAAACTATCTACAAGTAAATAACAGCAATAGTGCTAAAATGTTAGCAGACGAATGCTTGTTTATAACAGGTGTGTTTCCTGAATACGCCACCCGCAAAGGTGTGAATATAACATACTATCACGCTCTTGGCGAAGCATGTTATAGCAGAGCTGCCACAGATTTAAACAAAGAACTATTTCAAAATCTCAGTAACTACTTTGTAGAAGTATCTATATGGACACGCAATGTAGTTCATAATGCGATAAACCTTTATTAACACTACCATTGTTTTTAGGATAAATTAGTATATGGATAATTTCTATTGTGCTGCTCCGTGGCGTGGCCTACATATCAACCCACGCGGCGATGTTAAAACATGCTGTGCCGGGAATCCCAACATGCTGGGCAATTTAAACTCACAAAGTATTGAACAAATACTTAACAGTGACTTAATGGCAGAAATTCGAAAAGATTTATCTCAAGGCAAACCGCATGAATACTGTAGCAACTGTGTTAAAGCTGAACGGTTTGGAGCAGAGTCTGAACGTGCATGGCATAACAATGTAAACCACGGATTTGATTATGCCACGGCAGGAGAAAAATATCATTACCCTGTTATTGTAGATGTAAGATGGAATACAACTTGTAATTTAAGTTGCAACTACTGCGGAGATTTTTGCAGTTCTAAATGGGCCGCCATTAAAGGCATACCAGTCAAGTCAGGTGCAAGACCGTACTATGATCAAGTATGTGATTTTATAGAGCAACATCGTGACCATATACATGAAGTAGCACTAGTAGGTGGCGAACCTCTAATGTTGCCAGAAAACAATAGACTGTTGGATGTAATACCAAAAGATACAATTGTTACTTTAATAACCAACTTGTCAGTAGATCTTGAAAACAACAAAATATTTCAAAAATTAGCAACACGAAACAAAGTTGGTTGGAGCATGAGCTTTGACAATGTAGGTGACCGACTTGAATATGTTCGTTACGGCGCCACATGGGACAAGATCAAACACAATTTTGCACTTATCAAAGATTTAATGACAACCCAAGGCCAATGGGGCGGCATACATGCTGTGTACAACATATACAATGCTACAAGAATTTGCGAACTGCGAGAGTTTGCAGAAGAAACTAATACGTCGGTGTTATGGCAAAATTTATTCCAACCTGAAGAGTTAGACCCGTTTTTGCATGGCCCGGAAGTTGCTGCTCTTGCAGCCGCCGAAATAGAAAAATTTTATGCATTGAATATTGCAACACCCACAGAAAAACAATTTTTTGATCAGGCATTGAGTAAATATCGTGCAGTTAAACACGCAAGTAATATTATCCTAGAGCAATTTAAAAAGCATATTCGGGATATTGAAACAAAATTTCATCCAGATACAAAAGGTCAATTTGCCAAGTTGTGGCCAGAACTAGCAATACATTTACCAACATAATATGGCTAAAAGTTTAGAAGGCGTACTAATCAAAGCACCGCATAGGCGGCAATCATTCACGGAAGATGAAATAACAGAGTTTATGGACTCTGCTGATCCAGTTACGGGTCCTGCTTACTTCCTTGATCACTTTTTCTATATACAGCATCCTACAAAAGGAAAAATGCTGTACCATCCTTTTGAATATCAAGAACGGCTAGTTGAAATTTATCACAATTATCGTTTCAGCATATCGATGATGCCTCGACAAACAGGTAAATCAACTTCGGCCGCGGGCTACTTGTTATGGTATGCAATGTTTGTACCAGATAGTACTATTCTTATTGCCGCACACAAATATACAGGTGCTCAAGAGATTATGCAACGTATTCGTTTTGCGTATGAACTATGCCCAGATCATATTCGTGCTGGTGTCACAAGTTATAACAAAGGCAGTATAGATTTTGAAAACGGTAGTCGTATTATATCGGCTACAACAACTGAAACAACCGGTCGTGGTATGTCCATATCACTTCTATACGCTGACGAGTTTGCGTTTGTACGACCTACTATTGCCAAAGAATTCTGGACATCCATCAGCCCTACACTAGCAACTGGTGGTAAAGCAATTATTACAAGTACACCAAACTCAGACGAAGATCAGTTTGCGTTATTATGGAAAAGTGCTTTAAAGTGTGAAGATGAATATGGCAACCCAACCCCACTTGGCATAAATGGATTTAAAGCATTCCGCAGTTTTTGGCAAGAACACCCGGACCGTGACGCAGAATGGGGTAAGAGTATGGAAGCCCAATTAGGCACAGATCGATTCCGTCGAGAGATTGGCTGCGAATTTATTATCAATGATGAAACACTTATCGCTCCTGCTATACTGGTTGAGTTACAAGGACAGCAAGAGCCACTATTTAGAACAGGGCAAGTTCGTTGGTATAAGAAACCGGAACATGGTAAAATTTATGTAGTAGCATTGGATCCCAGTTTAGGCACAGGAGGCGATCCATCAGCTATACAAGTATTTGAAGCCAACACAACTATACAAATAGCAGAATGGCGTCATAACAAAACTACTATCCCGGCACAGGTACGCATATTAGCAGACATTTGTAAGTACATAAATGAAACTGTCAAAGATGTAAAGAGCGTGTACTATAGTGTAGAAAACAACACCATTGGTGAAGCCGCACTTATATCCATTGCTGAATTTGGTGAGGAAAACATAGAAGGATACTTCTTAAGCGACAACTCTGTAGCAGGTGGTTCACGCAGGATACGAAAAGGATTTAACACTACAAACAAAAGCAAACTATCTGCTTGTAACAAGTTAAAAATTCTAGTAGAATCTAAAAAAATGATAATCAATAGTTCTCCGTTGGTATCAGAGTTAAAAACATTTGTGGCACACGGCACATCGTATGCTGCCAAGCCCGGGGAAACAGACGATTTAGTCATGAGCACCGTACTTGCTGTTCGTATGATGATGATGTTACAGAATTATCACATCGAAATGGATTCACAGATGCGTGATTTTAGTGATAGTATGGTAGAGCCAATGCCGTTTTTTGCTACATTTCGCTAATGCTACAACTTTAATAAATACATTATGGCACAAAATACAGCAGGACAACAACTCTCAGACCTTTTGGTCACCCGCGGCTACGAACCAGAAATGCTGGACAGTTCGGGCAAAGCAGCGTCATCAGCAGAAGATGCTGAAATTTTTAGTTTTGATTTCATCAGTTCAAACGGCACTAACCATGGCACAGTAGTTGTTATGTTAGGTGACGACAAAGAATTAGATTTATTCAGTGGCGACAACGTAGGTCGTGGCATGGATAGTGAAGACAAAACAGAATGGTACGAGTTCCAGCATCAATTAAAGAATTTTGCCACAAAGAATTTTATGACATTTAGCAGTAGAAATATCAACAAACTCAAATACAGTATGCAAGGGCAAGCAGCCCTTAAAGAAGGATTATTTGAAAGTTGGAATGGAACAAAGAATGTCAGTTGGAATGGCGGACCAGAATCCGTTCGTTTGATGATACGTCACAAGCGCCCAATGGGAGTCAATGAAGCACGATTCCGTCAAGTAGAAAGTTTATTCGTAGAAACAGCAGATGGCGAACGCTATAAGTTACCATTCCGTAATTTATCAGGTGGTCGTGCTATGGTAGAGCATGTTCGTCAAGGTGGTAAACCATATGACATGCGTGGCACACACATTGGTAATATGGTTGAAGAACTTAATGTGCTAAGCCGTTTCCGCAGAGCCAGCAAAGGTCAAGTATTTGAAGGTGATACAGCTAATTTGGTAAATGAAACCAATGCTTATTATGAAACAATGAGCAGAACGCTCAAAGGATTATCATCGGGCCGCGGGTACAATAGTTATTTTGAATCCTGGAATCCTGCTGACATAACCGAACAAGATGTAATCATTGAAAACATCAAAACATTATTCGTTCAAGAGACAATTGATTCACGAATTGAACAGGCCTTACCAATTTTGGCCCGCATACAACAACAAGGAAACGCTATGAGAGAAGCAAGTATATTTGAAGCATGGGCCGACCGCCTAATGGAAGGAACATGGACAATTCCAAATACACCAGAACAACAACAAGAATTAATTGCGTTGTTGTCAAAAGAATTGCCAGTTGGGGCAGACGCAGTTAATGCTACAGAACAGTTATATAGTTTGTTTGGCGACGATTTATTATTTGACCAATTGCAAGAGTTAGCTGATGCCGACGCTGATGCAGATGCTCGCGAAATAGTTATTGCCCGCCTTAGAGAGTTTGCACAGCAAGACTCTAGTATTGCTGACATTCTTACTGCTTTAGAAACTCCGGCAATTGAAGCCGAGCCAGAAGAAGTTGATGAAGGCCAAATGAAGAACATGTTATGGGACCGTGCCGAAAAGATGGACCGTAACGAATTTGTTTCCGATGCCGGTGATATGGGCATGAGTGAAAAAGAAGCATTTGAATTTTGGACTGCTGTAAATGGCGAAGACGACGTTTATAACGATAGTGGTTTAACATTTGATGATTCCGAATTTGAAGAACCAGATGATTCAGTTGAACGTATGTTAGAATTATCTGGATTGGCTCAACAATCAGTTGATGGTGGTATGGATAACGAACTATTACAAGATAGTGGTTTTAACAATGATGGTAGTTATAACACATCAGATGACGAAGCAAACAAATTTGATGACGCTGCTACTGATTACGAAGATGACAACGAAGACTACTACTCATTGCCTATCCCAAATGGTGATTACGAAGATGAAGATAGTGCCATTCTCGAAGATGAAGACAAGTATTCAGCACTAAGTGGACAATACGGACACTCGGGCAAACTACAAAAGTTTGATGATGTTGAAGAAGATATTCTATCAAGACTCAAACAACTGTCGGGCATGATTAGAACAATGTAAATTAGTTATTAGAACAAATGCGTCATAAATAGTATTGACGCAAACATAAAAGCGTGTTACACTACATATGTGAACACGCTTTTTTTATTAGCATCACAGGCAACTTAAAAACATTTTATAACACTTAGAAAGGCAACTTAAAATGGCATCATTAGCAGAAATTAGAGCAAGACTCGCGGCATCAGAAGGTAACAGCAACAAAGGTGGCTCATCCACTGGTGGAGATAACGCAATTTATCCACACTGGAATATGGAAGAAGGCTCATCCACAACACTCCGATTCCTCCCAGACGGTAATACCAAGAACACATTCTTTTGGCAAGAACGAGCAATGATTCGTTTACCATTTAATGGTATCAAGGGAGAGATGGACTCAAAACAATCAATCGTACAAGTACCTTGTATGGAAATGTGGCAAGAAACTTGTCCAGTTCTTACTGAGGTGCGTGGATGGTTTAAAGACAAGAGTTTGGAAGATATGGGTCGTAAGTACTGGAAAAAACGCAGTTACATTTTCCAAGGGTTCGTTCGCGAAAACCCAATGACTGACGAGAAGACTCCTGCCAGCCCAATCCGTAGGTTCATTATAGGACCACAATTGTTTACACTTATTAAAAGCGCATTGATGGATCCAGAGTTGGAAGAATTGCCAACTGACATCCTACGTGGCTTGGATTTCCGTATTACAAAAACAGCCAAAGGTGGCTACGCTGACTACAACACATCAAAATGGGCTCGTAAAGAATCTGCTTTGACTGAAGAAGAACAAGCGGCTATTGAAACACACAGTCTATGGGACTTGAGCACATTCTTGCCTAAGAAACCAGATGACGCTGCTGTTAAAGTAATTAAAGAAATGTTTGAAGCATCCGTTGATGGACAAGCATATGACACAGAGCGTTGGGGTTCTTACTTCCGTCCAGCAGGTGTATCCGCACCAGCAGGTGGTTCTACAACCTCTGCGGTTGATGGACACGGCGATGTTCACGAAGCGGCCAAACCAACACCAGTGGCTTCAAGTTTTGATGATGACGAACCAGTAGTAGCATCCGCTCCTGTAGTTAAACCTACTGCTGCACCAGCAACTCAAAAAGCCGAAGACATTTTAGCTATGATTAGGGCTCGTCAACAGAAGTAATTAATGCTAT